CATCATCCAAACTATAATCCATTTCGTGATAAGCCGGGTTCACAGTATTCTTAAGTAGTAACATCTCCCTATCTGGGAACCCTTGAGTAATAGTAGCGCGACCCAATCCAAACTGCTGATATTTCCTCATGTCCGCTCTGTCACAAGCATCCTGTAACAATTGATCTAGACGATCGGAAGGTAGGAAGACCATCAAAGAATAAAAAAAATCTTCCAACCAAAGATGAGCATCCAGGTTAACACCCATCATCGTATATGCGATGCCCAATGCAGACAAAGCACAGTCAGCAGCTGTTCTGCAAGAACCAGATCCACCCCACACTGCTTTCCAGACCACCGCAGAGGTAGGGCGAAATGGCAACATCTTAGGAGCATTTGGAAACTCATGGTCATTTTTAATAAAATAGTTCTGCAAAAAAACCACACCTGGAACAACCAACTCCCCATCTTTAACTTTGCTGAGCAGAGGAGGAGAATCCCTTCGGTCACGAATCCTCATACCCCATACAGAAGCCATCCACTCACTAAAACGCTTCTCACCTGTCAGATGCACCAGATGAGAGGGAGAATGAGTTATATGATCATCACCATAAACAATTATCCACAGGGAACCATCATCTAAGGCTCGCTCTATCTGATCAACCAGGTCAAATCGCTCAACAGTTTCTAAATCGCGAATCAAATTGACCAAAAAAAGGCAGAAAAGAAGGTGCAAAACCCATGAACCAAGGTGAGAAGTACAATAAGCCCCTGAAGGTAGCCCACCTATGATCTGAGCCCATACCGATCGGAATAAATGAGTCAACCTAACAGTACAATGAGCGGCTAATTGCTGAGCAAGCCATTCTAATATCTTCCTATCTTTACCAGGTCCATAATAGACAAGAAGATGAGAATAAAATAGATTGATGAAAAATGAGTGTATAGACTGATCAAATTTTTCAAAGTCTCCATCCCCTAAAATACCATCAACTCTAAGACCTTTAAAGAGAAAATCGGCCCCGCCCTGGGGCCAACGATGACCAATCTTAATTCTAGTATTTTTCTCTAAAGTCTTCTTCACAAACAATAAAATCCTTTCAGCGTAAATGAAGATTGCAGATGGTATCACAAAAATTCGATGTTTTCTGTTCCACTTATCGAATTCCTCTTCAGTTCCCTGCTTAGAAAGCGAAAATTTCATTTCATGTTTAGGGGTGATCGCCCAATAGACGGGAAAAGTCATACTTCCATCCATACAACGAAACAACTGCAGCATATCTTGCTCATAATGATCCCATTTTTTTCCCCTTGCAGTCTGAATATACTCAATCCCACCATCAATCTTCCGGGTAGTAACTCCAGGTCTTAAACCGCCCGAAGAATGCAGAGCAATGTTTTGAAGAGATCGAGGGTCTATCTCAGCGGGAACAGTACCAATACGATCTAACGTTCCCAACAACTTATGATGACGATCGAGAGCTTCATCAAGCCCAGTCAATGCCTTGATCTGCAATTCAGTTAAATCCTTGACTGGTTGATCCATCAGCAACAGAGTATCTTCCATCTTACCAGAAGATAAATTCTCTAGACAATGACGTACATGTGACCTGCCATTTGTCTCGCCAAATATTTGGTTAAAGTAAGACGCACGTCTCATCGCCAGAACAAAAAGAGAGGGAACGCGGTCAGTTTTAAATCTCAAATTCTGGACCTTAGCACACGGCAAAAACACGTTCTCCTCCATAAACTCGGGTGTAATTGGCAGACCTTTCCTATTCATGCGTAAATAATCAGCCATTTTCACCGAACTCACAATTGCTGGATCTATAAGAGGGAGGACGCCATCTTCGAAATTTGTCGCATAAAAGAAAGGGGCAGTCACCTCCCTCATATTAAAAGACTGCGAAAGACCAAAGTGAACTTTAACGGACACGTCGGGATGAATCCTACGGACCAGGCGATTAACCCCGATAGTGTAATGCGTTTCTAGGAAAAGGACAACAGCAGAAAACATACTATGATTCGTCCTATGATCTTTCCTGAGAAAAGTAGTGACAACAGAGTCTACATCTAAAGTTAAATCACACTCACATTTCTCATTATGGGTACAGTCTTTATTGGAGTAATGAATGACGAGATACTCTTTCCTATTTGTTCTTCGAGAATCAGAGCTGTAAAAGGCCCACCTAACAGTTTCCATTGATAAAGGCAACATCCTTACAAACTTCTCCAGAGTAACTTCAAATG